TCTTTTTTCTCATATTCTCCTAATGGCACAAAGCCACCACCTCTAAGATCCATTTCATTACCACTTAAATTTAACATCTCATCATTTGGATTCATCATGCCGCCTCCAGCAGCCATGGTTCTTTCAATACCTTGTTTTTTACTCATATCATCAAAAGCTTCTCTAGCTTTTTTAGCTGCATCTTCTGGTGAAAAACCTAAATCTATAAACTCTTCAAAGAGACGTTCTAAAAGTTCGTCGTTTTGAGCGTTAGATGCCATCTCTTGTCTTGGCATATCTTTCATAGGTGCTTCGTCAATATCACCACCAGCTTCAGCAAATCTTCTTGGCCCACCGTAGAATGCTAAATATTTTTGAAACTCTGGGTCTGACCTAGCTACTGTCGGTAATTTTTCTTCCTCTTCATCTTTCATAGCGAAAGGAGATAGTGTTGCAGCTGTACCACCAACTAACAATGCTTTTTGTAAAGCACTTAAATTTTTAAATTTGGTAAATAATTCTCCACCAAACGCTGTTTTACTTCCTAAAAATCCTAAACCACCTATTAATGCAGCTTTACCTAGTGGTGACTTTGCAACTTTTTTAACAGCTCCTACTGCTTTCTTTACAATGCTACCTAGACCATAATTTTGTCTTATTGCACCACCGTCTGCTTTTTCTGGAATGTCGAATCTATCTCTTAAACTTTGCACGTTAGACTTATTAGATCTTAAAGCATCCCTAGCTTTGCCACCTAAAGATCCTTTGTCAAATATTGTATCAGCAATATTATCGACAGTAAAACCCGTTCCTGTAGTCCCTTTAGTTCCCGGTCCTGCTCCTAATAACCCACCAGGAACTTCTTGTCCAAACGTTACTCCTGGTCCTGCTTCCCCTAATATTCCTAATACGTCGGGTTGTTCTTGTTGCAATCCATACTGTGCAGCTAATGGTCCTAACATTTCTGCTATTTTTGATTGAGTAAAACCTTGTTTTTGGAAATTTGAAACATCGATAGTATTACCGCTATCATCCGTGTAAGTTGATGGTCCCATTATTGCCGCTCTTGCATCTTGAAATTGTTGATCTGTTCCTCCAGATACTCCTCCAAAATCTACGTCACTCGTGCTATATGTATCTTTTCCAAAATCAGATTCTTTACCACCTTCACCTGCATCAGGTCCAAAGTAACCAGGACGTTTACCATCCTTTCTTGGTAAAACTCTTTGTAAAGTTGTGTTACCCAGTGATCCACCGTCTGCAAACCTTGAACCGTAAAATTGTAAGATGTCATCAAACTCACCTTTTGATTCTTCTTCTTTTTTTTCTGTTATAGGTGCTTTTAATTTTTTTATAGGTTCGTTGTCTCCGCCTTCACCTGTTTGTGGTCCTGGAAATAATTCATCAAACTTTGATTGCGTCATGTTTCTAATATCAAATTCATCTACTATACCTGCATCTATAAGTTTCTCTCCTATTTCTCTTTCCTTATTTGATAAACCGTATGCTCTATCGTCTGGGTTGTTTAAGACATCTAACACGTAATTTATATCTCCTTTTTTTCCAAAACCTAATTGACCTCTTAACGTTGGTGCGGTAGATCTACCTAAATAATTAAATATGTTTTGTCCTCTTCTGTCTTGTAATCCAGAACCAAGAGCATCAATAGTTGTTCCAAAAAAACCTCTATCTGCAGCATTCTCAGATACACCCAGATTAGTAAAATCAGGAGTTCTGTATCCAGCATCAAATCTAGCTTGATCTGCTTCTCTTTGACTCTCATTATCCATACCAGCATATTCACTTGGGCTAAAATTATCAGTAAGACCCATATCCGCTGCCATTTGAGCCGCGTCTTCGTCTTGATCCATTCCTCCCACGGCAAAACCCTTTCTAGGTGCTCCGCCTTCCGCTAGTAATTGTCTGGCTATATTTGATCTAATTATTGACATTTTTTCACACTACTTTAGTTTTCCTAGTAAATCAAGCGAAGGCATTATTACTTTAATATCTCTTCTAATCTCTGCTTCTGGTACGCCTTTTGCTTTCCAGTCCTCTTCTGACTCATATACCTCACCTGTTTTTAAGTTAGATATTGTTGTTATTATCTTTTCTGGTTTTAATGTTTGCATTACGTTGTTACCTCTCTTGGTTCTATTTCTAATATGGAAGCTATCACATGTAGTTCGTTTGCATCGCTAGCTTGGACTTTTAAAGCCTCACCTGCCTCCATAACAAGAGGTTGTGTTAACAGCTCTGTTGTAGCATTTGAAGCTATGGCTTTTGTTTTAAATAAACTAAATATGCTTGACGATGCGTCCACTAACGTCACTGTTATATTAGCTCCTGATCCATAGTCTTCTGATACTAAAATTGATTTTATCACAGACGTTTTAAATGAAGGCACTGTATATAGTGTTGTAAGATTCGTTGTTGTTAAGTCTACTTTTGCGTTTATAAAACTATTTGCCATTAATTAATAAAGAAGTTTTGTGCCTCTACTTCATCCTTTAATTCTTGTTGATACGTTGTATTTAATTTTTGTATTACACCGTCAAGATCCCTAACCTGTGCATCAGCTACAGATTGCTTATACTCTTCACTGGGTCTTGTTAATACTTGTACTATCTTCGCCATTATCTTCTACCGTCTGCTTGTATGTCTAATCTAAATGTACCTAACTTCCAATCTTGACTAGTGCTGGTATTCTCTACCTTAAGAGCAATAGCTCTAGCCCTTGCTCGTGTATCTACCTTTTGTGTGCTTGATGTAATATCAAAAGGTCCAAGTGATGAGCTTGCAGCTGTATCATTAGGAAAGTTTTTTAAGTTTAATGTTACTCTAGTAGATCCTGTTTGAGATACAAAGTCTGGTATAAATCTTCTTACCTTCATTAAAAATTCTCCGTCTCCTCTAAGATCTGCCATGTTAGTTTGTGCACCTCTAATAACTCTTTGTGTAATATCAAAGTCTCCGGATGTAATATTAGCTGTAATCGCTGTAACTGAACCGCCTTTAACTTGGTCTGTTCCTGTTTCGTGTTGATAGTATGTTGATATACCATCTGTATTACCTTGCACATATGTAGATGAAGTAGCTCCTTCAGCGCCATCAGCATCATACTCTAATGCATGTGGATTGCCGAATACTGCAGAGTCTGCCCAAGATGTTCTAGCTAAAGAACCTACGGTCCATATAGGTCTTCTCGCTGACGAGTCTTGATAATTATAACAAACCATTTTATTAACAACAGCAGAGTTGGCTGTTGGATAAAACCACATAATTTCACCAAACAAATTATTAAGTCCTGCTGTAATCATTTGATTACCGTGGTCCAAGTTTATGTCATCGTATACAAAGTCTTCTACTAAACATGGTAATGTTTCAAGTGCACCAGCGTATCTAAAGAAACCATTTTCTGAAAACCAATATGCTGCACCATCTACTTCAACGACCGCATTCTTACCTGCTAGTCCACAGTTAGTTCCTGCTTGTACGAAAGCAAATGTAAAAGGTTGACCAACAAATCTTTGTAAGAACAAAGCTGTATCTGTATATACATAGATTGCATCTCTACCTCTAATAGCTCCCATGATCCGTGATCCGTCGGCCAGTCTCTGTGTACCAGCTGTATTGGTTGCTGTAGGTGTATAAGTATTAATATCTTCCTGGTCCGAGAATCTAATAAACATATTGTCTTGTGTAGACTTTGTACCAATAGTTGTTTCTGTTCCATAAAACACTAAGTGTCTATCTGGTGTTGATACCAACATGTGTCTTGATGCTGTAGGTGCACCTGAAATAATAGTTGCTCTATTTGATGTAGCATTAGTAGCCACTGAATTCCATTCAAATACTTCACCATCAATAATTAAACAAATAGCTTTGTCACCAAAGTTATCAATAGACCACATACCAGGGTCTACGGTTAAATCTCCAGATGCTTGTTTATTCCATGCTACGTAGTTAGATGTATTTGTAACCGTTGCTCCAGCTGAGTGTGATGCTGCAGTTGTGTTTCTTACACCTCTTGTAACACCGGTTAAAGTGTTTCCAGATATTCCTGTGTATGATATTTCTTCTGTGCCTATTAAAACAAAACTTGTACCCGATGATGGAAACTGAGAAGTATCATTTAATGTTACAGTTGTTGTAGAACTATTTATATCAGCAGATAAGACTGTAGTAAAAGCTCCTACTTCTACTCCACCCCAAGATCCTAAAGACCATCCGTCACCTTCTTCCTGTACGTCAGTACCTACATGATAATAATGTTTAACTCTAATACCTCCTGATGCAGAAGAAGCACCAGTTCCTGTTTCTGCCGAAGGCATTGTAATTGTAATTTTATTTGATGATGGCACTGTAGTTGCCATAAACCTTATGTCATCAAAATTAGATGCACTAAAGTTTGAATTTGTAATTGTTGTAAAATTATCTAGTAAAACTATATCGCCTGCTTGAATACCGTGATCACCAGAAAAATTTATAGTTACTTCTGTTGAACCGTTAATTGTTGTAAAAGCGTTTGTAAGAGTTGTTGTAGTGTTAATTGGATGTATGTCATAAAACACACCACCAGAATAAGCATATAAAAGTCTATTTGTTCCTATAATAGAATACTTTCTACCTTGACTATTAGTAAATTGATGTAGTGCTCTAGCTGCACCTGTTATATTGT